ATGCAAGTTCTGGTGTGACTGTACCCTCTGGGTCAGTAAGGTCACCAGCAGTAAATGCGTTAACTCCAGCAGTAACTTGACTAACAATAGAAACCTCACCAAAGACTGCCCAACCAGCAGGGTGGACTGTTCTCTTGATTGCGTTTCTCCAAGTGTTGATAGATTCACCAACCTTCACAACGTATGAATAATCTTGATAGAAGAAACTATCTTGAATTCTCATAACGTCAGATGATATCTTACCACGTTCACCTAAGAACTCACCTGTCGTTGTTGCAATAGAACCAACTGTAGGATTGATAGTTGCAATGTCTACTTGAGCAACAACTGCACTAGCACCAGCAGTTGTAATTGTGTCACCAACATTAATTGTTTCACCATCAAACGAAACAGTATCCGAATCAAAACTTACGGTATCAAAATCAAATGTTCTACTTACATTTGTAATGTCCAAAGAAAGAAGTTGTCTAGAAGCATCATAAGAGGATACTCTACCAACAACTGGTGCTGTTAGTGCATCACCAGCAGTAAATGTACCAGTTACATTCTTGATAATACAATGTCTGAAAGGACTAAAGATAGGTGTTTGTGTATAACCAAATCCAAAGTTTGTTATACTAACATCTTGTAGAGAACCAATACCAGAAGTTGAGATTGGTAATAGTTTTGCACTAGAACCATTTGTTGTTGTAATACTTGTTATAACAGGAAGTTTAACATATCCACTACCACCATTAATTAATCGAACATCAGTGATAGAACCTGCTTCATTTGAAACACCCAAGTCTGTGAATGTTTGTTCTTCAAGTACTATTTTAGTACCATGATAAGAGTCACCCATGAAAGATTGTGTGAAGTCTTCTAAAACAATATGGTCATCTTCTTCCATACCATATTCTAAGATATCACCACTCTCTGGAGCAACTGCACCACCAACAACTTGAACGACAGCAGAAACACCAGTACCATCCGTTCCTGTGTTATTGAAATTAACTGCATCATTAACAGCATATCCAGTACCAGCGTTGTCAATTAAAATATCATTAACAGAACCAGAACCAACACTGTTTACTTCAGCAGTAGCAGTCGTACTACCAGCAGAACCAATGTTTACCTTTTCACCTACAGTATAATATTGACCTTCATCTTCATTACTAACTTCTGCACCATTGATGATTGAATACACTTCAAAGGAAACATCTTGGTCAGTTAATATAGATGTACCTTTAACAGTTTCACCCGCTTGAAAAGTTCCTGTCTGTGTATCAGCATCAATCTCAATTTCAACAATGTCTGTAAAGTTTTCACGAATACCAATTTGGGAAACTGGAATACCTGTTGCACCAGATGTTTGTCCTGTGACAGTTTGACCAATTAAGTTACCCACATCACCAGAGATTTCTCTGACACGCATAATTCTTCTTGTTGTCCAAACACCATCTGATGGACGTAACATATTTTCATTAGGATATGTTATAGTAGCATCTTCATTGAAAAGAAGTCTGAAGAATAACTCATGACCTTTTCGTGTACCCTTTGAAATATAAAGGTCACGAATACTTTTAATAAGTCTTCTCTTATCAACACCAGTGTCAAGATTATCTACGATACCATCTAAGAAGGAGTCTCTAAAGTTATCAAGGAACTTATAGATGGTAGCATCTACGTTTGTATATTCTAAAAGTTGTTGTACGTTTTGTACTGGGTTGGCACGATATGTTTGTACAGTTCCAGATGAATTGGATTGCGAACCATTGACAGTCTCACCAATAATGAACTGTGTCTGTGATGAAATGAAAAGTCTTTTATTATCGTCTACATCGTCAACTAAAACAGTTGCTGTTGCGCCAGATGTAAGACCAGTGATAGTTTCTCCAACTGTGAACTTTGCATCTGAATCTTCAAGAACAATGTTATCACCATTCTCATCTAACATAAAGTTAGTTGATGTTGTTTCTTGAACAAGATAATTGTTTACTTCACTAAAAGTAATCTCAGCACTTTCAAGAAACTGAAAGTAAGTTTTTACAAAAGACGAAAATACAGGATGGTCTGACTGAATGAATTCAGGCAGTTGCGAAGGAATTAAAGATGATATTTTATTTGTTAGAGTATTATCGTCATGAGACATTATTAATATCCACTAGTTGTAGATGATGATGTTGTTTCATAAGAACTGCTTGTTGTGTATCCAACACCAGCAGATGCACCACCACCAGCAATAGTATCCTCATTTGCAGCCACGGTTGTGTTAGTAAAGTCAATCTGTAAAATTTGATTTCGTACTGCAACAACATCAGTTGAGTTTGGTGTTACAACAATTCTAAATTTAGAAGACGCAGTACCATCAACACTCGATACTGAAGTAACATTCAATGATGTCAATACGATTTTACCAGTATTATAATCTATCGTACCAGCAGTTTCGTCTTGATATGTTATAGTTGTACCATCAGTATAGTAGAACAAACGAACATTATTGTTACCATCATCATTCAAGAACATCTCATTTGAATTACCAGAAATATAAAAACCAGTGGATGAAAGAACTCCACCTTCAGCGGATGCGTGACCAGTGTGTGGATTATAGATTGCGTTATTAAATTCAATCTCATACTTTGTTGATTTGTTTAATGTTGGTTCTACAAACTGAGATAGTTTTAGTGTAGTGATATTTGAAAGAATAGATTCATCAACATCATCAATCAATCCTGTAACAAAAGAATGTCTAAACACTCCATCAAATTTTTGTAGTGAAGTTGAATCATAATTTTCTAATGCTGTACGAACATTACTGATTAATGTTTCAGATGTCTTTGTTGTTCTTTTTGTGTTGTATTTAAAATTAACACCAAGACGAATAAATGTTGTGGTTGGGTCAACAATAACAGGTGTCACAGATGCAATAGTATATGTGTTCTTTAAATCAGATATAATCTGTTCTTTTGCCGATGCAGTAATTGAACCAGAAGTTGGAACAATAGAAATATATGCACGACCATAAACAGCGATAGAGTTATCTTCTCCACCCCAAACCTGTACTGATTTAGTATTCGGATATACCTTTGGAATAATAACTTTATAATCTTCTGGGGTAACCGCACGACCCTGTGCAGCATAATCTAACGGTGCGTTCAATTTGATTGACTGAACAGATTCCATTTCTGCACCACCCGATGCAACAGATAAAGTTGTTGTGGTAACATCTGTAACACCAGAGATAGATGTTGTAGTTCTAAAGTTAGTTGCACCATTCGCTAAAGTTTTATTTGTTACAAGGTATTCCATAACAACAACATTGTTATCGGAAACTGCACGACCAACAATACCATCCCCAAAGTAAATTTCAAACTGTCCGTCATCACTCTCCTGTAAGAAGTAAACATCAGATGTAGAACTTACTTGAGTGATATCTGTCGCAAGTGTGTATGTGGTAAAGTTTGTTGCAGCGGCATCTGGATAAACTTGAACTCTTAATGATGTAGTGTCTGCATTTGCATTTGTCAATTTAAATTTCTGGTCAACATTCTTTGTGTCAACGGTATATCTATTCTTGACCATAGTTCCTTCATAGATTGGAATATTAGAAAAGGTAAGAACACCATTTGTTGCGGTAGCAGTGTAATCAGATAATGTGCGGAATTGATATTGAACATCATCAACTGTGGATGTAAATACTGTGTTTCTTAAAATAGTAGCACTTGTTAATGCACCAAAATTATTTAATGTAACATTGACAGTTGCAGAAGGCGCTCTTGCGGAGTTTGGTGTATAACCTAAAGTCTTTGCATGAGATACAACTGAAGAACGAACTGATGCAGTGTCCAAAAACATTTCATTTGCAGCCATGTTGACATTCATTGCAAGGTAATGTGTATTGTACGCAAGCACATCTAGTAGTGCGTTGATACCAGAACCTTCAAAATCGTAATCAGTAAATTCATCTTGATTACGCATAAATGTTTTTAGATTTGTTTTGATATCATCAAAGTCAAGTTCTGTTACGTTTAGTCTTTTGTCTGTGGTTGCCATTATCGTATTCTCTCTAAGTTGAACGTCATGTCAACAAGTTCAGACGGTGCGTTCTCTAAATAAAATTCTACAGTTACCTCGTATTGGTTATCATCAAAGTTTGGGTCTACTCTAACACCATCATTGGCAAGTCGAACTCTTGGTTCAAAGTTTGTGATGGTATCTTCAATCATTTTACGCAATGTGTTTGAAACAAACGGTGTCATGTTCTCAAACAACAAACCCCTTACACCAGAACCAATCTCTGGATGAAAAGGTTTTTCATAATGATTATACATAACAAGATTGCGTACACTTCTTTTTACAGCCGCAACATCTGTTAACGGAGTCAAGGTTTTCTTCACTGGATGTTTAGTGAAGTTGAGGTTTAAATCTTTATATACCTTTGCACTACGATTTGAATCGTTAGTCGTTTGTGCATCTCTGTATGCGGATTGAACTGCCATCGTAATCTCTCTTTGTATTATTTAGTCTGTTTATCCACCAGCAAAAACATTTCCAGAACCAGATGCAGATGCATTTGGCACCCAAGAACCATGACCACCAGTAGCATCACCTTGTCGATGAACTCCTCTACCATTTACGAATACTGTACCAGAACCAGCAGTTGCTGGGTCACCACAAGAAGTCGTGTCACCAATTCTAGTTGTTGATGCACCATTTGTAAATACATCGCCTGAACCTGTTGCGTATGCGGTTTGATGAAATGGGTTTGGTGTAGGACTTGCGTGACCTACATGACTATCTAATCCTACTCTTGTTACTGCGGGCATATCATCTCCTAGTTCAAATCAATTCTTGCGGCATCAATATCTAAGTTACCAGTAACCGCTGTAGTTTGATTACCACTAAATGTTTCGACAACATTTCCAGCGACTGTCTCTGTTTTAATACCACCATAGATATGTGCGACAGCACCAACCACGTTTTCGTTCTCAAGACCAAGAATTGTTTTGGTTCTGAATCCTGTTAGTGTTGTTTGATGTGTATTCAGAACGACATCGCTTCCAAAGGTTTCTGTAACATTACCCTTGACAACTTCATTCTTGTTTCCATCAACTTGAATATCCCAATCACCCTTGATATATGTTTTGCAGTTAGGGTCGATTGTAAGATTGACATCGCCTTTGATATTGCAGAAGTTACTACCAGCAATTATCTCATAGTTCTGTCCAACAACTCTGGTTACCTTATTTCCATCTGCATCAATCTCTGTGAATGTTCCACTCTTATGTTTCTGATATATTCTTTCCGCATAGGGTGTATCATCAAACTCAACAATGTGTCCACTCTCTGTTTCGTATGTACGATTGTATGGATATTCGGTGTTTCTTCTTTTGTAGGGAGCGACCCTATCTTCCTTTGTTTCTGGATTGCGACCTTCTGCATCTGCACCACGAATTGAATCGTCAGTGGTCTTTGGTTCTTTCCATGTGATTGCGGTAAGGTCAGTGTTGGTTGCTAGTTTGTCTGTCCATGTCGATGCAACATCAACAGTAAAGTCTGCATCACCTAGAATCTTTTTTTCATTTGCGGTAGGAACATCTTCTGTTACCGCATTGTCTCTTTCTTCAATCTCTGGATGAATATTCTTTTCATCATTCTTTGCAAGTCTGGACACATCGCTGTCTTCAGTTCTTAATGGGTATGGGCCATAGTCTGGTTTATATGTGTATGCTTCCTCACTTTGAGTCGCACCCTCATTGCGAGGGTCATTAAAACCTTTATCAACTGTTTGAGATTCAGATGGAACGCCAGGCAATGTTCCGATAACAATTGGTTCTTGCATTTTGTCTGGGTCACGAAAGAAACCAACAACCCAACTACCCTCAACAATAAATGGCATACCCTCACCTAGTCCGCCCATTGAACTAGTTGTTGTCGGCATCATAACCCATGCCCAAGGTAAGTCTGCTGTTGGGATTTTATTTACGTCATCAGTATGGTAACCGACACAACGAACACGAACACGACCAAGTTTATCTGGGTCATCTCTATCTTCAACGACACCAGTGAACCAGATGAAACCATCTCTGCCTAAAAAATTCTGCATATTAAAACAATCCTTTATTGGATTATTTATACAGAAAGGGGGAACGATTGTTCCCCCTTGATTGGCGACTCCGGCAAGACTCGAACTTGCGACCTACGGTTTAGAAGACCGTTGCTCTAATCCAACTGAGCTACGGAGCCATTAACTGATATTCCACTTTAACTCAAGTTTGCCTTTCTCAAGACAATCTTTAATGTACTCCATATAACTAGTATCTTTTTTTGCAATTGCAGTATCTAAATTTCCAATCATAGATTTTTCTGCCTCACCAAAATTCATTATGAACTGACCTTCTGAATCTTCCACAGACATTTTTTTGTTTTTCCAATCTTGATAAAAGTAACCCATAATATTCTCCTCTCTTATTATACAAGTGCTGGTAACTTAGGCCATGGTGTGTTGATACCGTTAATGATATCCAAGTAAGAGCATACGAACTCCAACTCCCATGCTTCGTTGTAAACCATGAACAGGTTGAATGCATCGAACCCTGTTAGACCATCGTACTTGAAGTCATCAATGTCATGTGACTGCAAGTAGTAATCTACAGCGTTGCGGATTGTTGCGTTTGTAAACATTATATTACCTCTCTCCTAGTAGGGGCAATCTTGATAGTTACCCCAAAGTTCATTCCACATTTCTGTGACCGCACCTTCAGCGATACCAATATCGAAATGTGTCTTCAGACCAAGTTGTTCAACAACCCAAGACTTCACTTCAGAAATGTCTTCTGATTCTGAAATCTTATTCTCAAGACCGTCAAGGTCATAGACATTCTCTTCAATGTCCATCATGTAGTTTTTCACTTTACCCATTTTGATTCTCCTTATAGATTATAATACCACCAGTGACAAGCAATGTCAACCCTATAAAACAAATAATCATCATTTCTTCTAGGGTGTTTGCATACTCCATGCACTTACCGTCACAGTCACCAGCACTGCCTGCAATCGCAACCAGACCAGCAAAAATAAAAAACGCACCTAACATCTGTTTCAACATTACGCAGCCTCCTTCACAACTTCATAGTCTTTACCAAACTTACCAACATTCAAGTGAATGTAAAACGCAGTGTCAAAGTAGTCAGTCATTGCGTCACTGTCATCGTACCACTTCTTGGTAGGAGCAGTCTTTGCAATCTGAACAATCTTGTCAAAGATTTTTGCGTTCTCTTTTCCGTAGAAGTCACCAGTGTGGTAAGTGTTGATTTGGTCATACCCATCGTTCTGACCAAGAGTACCTTTCTTGTACTCACCAGCATAACGGTCAAAGTATTCAAACTCTGCAAACGCAGGGCCTTTCATCATCGAAATCGTGACACTACCATGCCAGTCACGAACAACAGAAAATTTGTACTGAGGCATCTCCGCCTTCAGTGCAACACGAATTTTCTTTACATCGTCAGTAGAAATATAAGCCATGATTTTTCCTTTCTCTCTCAATTACCCTTATACTATATCAATGTTCTGATAACAAGTCAACACTTTTTTTCACTTTTTTTAAAGTTTTTTCGCACTTTTTTACACTTATAAATCAATGACTTATCCCCACTGAACATCGTTGTCAGCGAGGATAATGTCACGAACTCGTTCTCTATCGAGCGAATCACCCCCACCCCACTCAAGTGATTCGCTCTCACCGATTTGTGCGATGTAGGATTGTACACCCTTGATTACCATTGAATTAGTCAAACCCTTGATAGGGTAGATACCATCTTTCTCATTGTAGAACGAA